GCACTGCGTTACAGATATGAGGCACAGAAAAAAAGTGCAAAATATACTCTCACAAATTACTTCCAAAATCCAGCAGCTATTGGAGAGCATCCTGACCTTCTNGAAGAAATGGACAAAGCTATTGGAAGTTGGGAAGAAGCTAANAGTAGGCTTCAAGCTTTGGATGACATCACAGATGAGGGCTATCCGTCCCTNTTTGACTAATTACCTTGCACTGGGTTTGCTAAATTGTGGCAAGCCCTTTACTTGTGTTGGCAATTGGTTTTGGAAAAAGCATCGTACAGTCCTAGACTGGAATAAGAAGTGATACGTCACCAGTTTTTAAAGCCAGTACACTTAAGAAGGACAAAGTTTCCCCCTGTATATAAAAGAGAAGATTTAAAGCTTATACGTACTTTACCCGGCGGGGTCAAGCACTACAAACTAAAAGAGAAGAAGAGTAAGATAAATGGCTAGTAGTTATCTTGTGTTAGTAAACAATGTTCTTCGGGACATGAACGAAGTTGAGCTTACCAGTTCTACGTTTGCTACTTCTCGTGGTGTGCAGACAACTGTAAAAGATTACATCAACCGTTCTATCTCTGACATACTAAACTCTGAATTAAACTGGCCCTTTACTCACGCTGAAGGGTCAATTGACGTTATTGCAGGTAAGTCTCTTTACAGCTACCAGTCTATAGCATCTACTTTAAAGTATGTAGACTATGACAACATGATCCTGCAGCCTAAAAACTTTATACAGAATGGTGACTTTGAGATAGCAGGGGCTGCAAGTATAACCAACTGGACAACAGTAGGTGGTAGCCCTGCTGCAAGTTCCAAGTTTGGTAACACCCTTCTACTTACCAATGCAGAAGCAAGCCAAGAAGTTAACGACCTAATTGTCGGAAGATCGTACACAGTACTCACCCAGACTAGCGGTGCAACTCTAACTTTAGAGATTGGCACGAGTTCAGGTGGGTCACAAACAAAATCATCAACTCTGACAATCAGTAGCGGAAACGAAATTTTGCTTACTGAAACAACGTTTACTGCGACTGCAACAACTCACTATGTTAGCTTTACAGAAGCAGCAGGGGCTGCAGCGTTTGTAAAGTTAGTTGAGTTGAGCGAGTCTGCAACACCAATTGCTTTGAAATACTTGTCCTACGAGGAGTATACAGAGCGGTACAGAGAAAGAGACTCACGACCTACCATAGATAAATTTGGTGATCCAGAGTATGTTTACACCACATACAACGATGAAATAGGTTTGACACCAATACCTGACACCAGCAATCGCAGTTTGAAGTTTGATTACTACGTCGCATCNTCTGCATTGTCGGCGGCAACGGACACATCTATCATACCAGAACGCTTTGAGCCGGTTATCAACGCCCGTTCAAAGTACTACACTTACATGTTTCGTTCTGACACCCAGACTGCTCAGTTTGCTTTGAAAGAATACGAAGATGGTTTGAAGCGTATGCGGGTGGAGTTGCTGAATAGAAAAAACTATATGAGAGCAGTTTAATATGCCAGATTTAGAACTGCAAGGGGTTAGCCCCCTTTCTTTCAACTGCGAGGGCGGCTTGGTATTGAACAGGTCTACCTTTATTATGCAGCCGGGACAAGCTCTTGAGTTGGAAAACTTTGAGCCTGATGTAGGTGGTGGATACAAACGTTTACTGGGTTTTAGACCTCTTGTAAATCAGGTTGTACCTGAAACAAACGTTTCATCAGAAGCTGTGCTGTTATCAACTAAGTTCAATAACTTTGTGTTGGCGGCTAGAGGTGAGAAGATATTTAGCTCTGCTTCAACAGAGTTATCAATAAAAGTAGTGTCCACTACAGCTATGACAGGAGCAGGAACCCTTACGGTAGGCAGCACAACAGGGTTTAGTAGCAGCGGCACAATTCAAATAAATTCAGAGATATTCACATACACTGGTAAATCTACAGGTGCGTTCACAGGAGTTACACGAGCGACAGGTGGCACGACAGCAGCTAACCACGCAGTTACAGATGTAGTTTCGGAGACATGGACAGCTAGAGATACGGGAAGAACTAACGCTGCACGATACAATTTTGAAAAATACAATTTTGATGGCAGTGACAAGCTAATCGTAGTTGACCAAACAAACGCTCCTACGATATTCAATACGTCCCTTACTGCAACAGATGTAAGCAACAGTGCGGTAGCTGGTGCAAAACACATTGCTGCTTTTAAGAATCACATGTTTTACTCTGGCATGTCTGCTACACCCCAAGAGATAGTCTTTAGCGAACCCTTTGATGAGGATGCGTTTGTTTCAGGGCAGGGTGCCGGAAGTATCAAAGTTGATGATACAGTCGTCGGTTTAAAAGTCTTCCGTGATAACTTGTTTATTTTCTGTGAAAACAGAATATTTAAAATGGGTGGCAGTTCATTATCTGACTTTGCAATTGTTCCTGTCACAAGAAATATTGGTTGCATAAACGGGTTTAGCATTCTTGAATTTGCAGGTGACTTAGTTTTTCTAGGTCCAGACGGACTCCGCACAGTTGCTGGTACTGCTCGTATTGGTGACGTTGAGTTAGGAACAATAAGTGCTAACGTGCAACGATTGTTTAGAGAAAACCTTGACGATGCAGATGCGTTTGTTTCTTTAGTTATACCGGACAAGACGCAATACAGAATATTCTTTTCAAAAGCCACAGGCACAATTAGTGCAACTATAGGCGTGATTGCAGTTATGAAAGGTCAGGGGTTTGAATTTTCTACGATGAAAGGTATACGACCGGCATGTGCAGATACCGTAATTGAAGACGGGGATGTAGTTGTGATGCACGGTGGCTTCGATGGCTTTGTTTACAGGCAAGAAAAAGGCAACACGTTTGACGGCACACTTATAAATGCAAAATATAGAAGCCCAGATTTGAGCATGGGTGACCCCGGTGTTCGTAAGCACATGCAGCGGGTTAATATTAATTACGCACCAGAGTCAACTATAGACGCAGATTTGTTTGTAAGATATGACTATGAATCAAGTCAAGCTACTAGACCAGCCGCATATCCGTTAGATAGTACAAATGTTGCGGGTACGTATGGCAGTTCAACTTACGGAAGCGCAGTGTACGGGGGACCCTCACAACCCATCGTTCGTAAAGCGGTTGAAGGTTCTGGATTTGCAGTGGCACTACGAGTCGAAGATGGGGCAAATGCTACAGCCCCCTACACCCTAAAAGGGTTTCAATTAGAATTTCAAGTGGGAGCGAGAAGGTAAATGGGCGCAAATTATACACGGCAGTCCACATATACTGACGGAGATACTATCAGTGCTGCCGATACCAACGATGAATTTGACCAACTGCTTGCGGCGTTTGCAGCAAACACAGGGCATACCCACGATGGTACGACAGGTGAAGGTGGACCAATCACATCTCTGTTTACAAATGCAGTAACATTTGGAACCGGAGCAGACACTGATATATCTTTAACATTCAATGCGAACAGCAATGACGGTGTTATTACGTGGATGGAAGATGAGGACTACTTTCAATTCTCTGATGACATACTCATGTCCACCACAGAAAAGATACAGTTCCGTGACACTGCAATATCCATAAGTTCGTCCACTGACGGACAGCTTGATATTGATGCGGACACAGAAGTTGAAATTACTGCGCCTCTTGTTGAAATGTCTGCAGATGCAACAGTAGGAGATGACTTTACGTTGAAGTCTGATGCCGCTGTTCTTGGTTTCGGAGCAGATACAGACGTAACTTTGACGCACGTTGCCGACACAGCCCTATTGTTAAATAGTTCCCGGCAATTGCAGTTTGGTGACAGCGGTACATACATACATCAGTCAGCCGATGGTGTCCTCGACCTTGTTTCTGACACTGAAATAGAAATCAACGCTACCACAATCGACATTAACGGTGCGGCTGAACTGTCTGGCAACCTTACTCTTGGCGCACAACTGCGTATGCCAGATAACACAGCAAGTAAAATTCTTGTTGCAGACGGCACCAGCTTTGAAGAAAAGGCAGTTGGCGACCTTTCTGAAATATCCACAGTAGCGAATGATGACGTATTCCTCGCTGTAGATACATCAGGGGGTGGACTAAAGAAGATTTCAAGAAGCACTATAGTTGCAGGTCTTGCAACATCCGGGGCTATATCTAA